AAGTAGAAAACGGCTGCGAAATATTATTAACTGCAAATAAATTGTTGTTCACCGGAGTTTCAACAAAAACTACTTTAGCAAAAGATGTACTGCCGATGGGACTATTCAGCATAAATGAAGTCCGTGACATGTATGGCTATAACCCGATAGATGACGGTGACAGACACATAATCAGCCTGAACTATGTAGATTTAAGCAAGGCAAACGAGTATCAAAGAGTTGATGACAATGCGTAATTTATTACGCATTACAAATTGAAAAGGAGTATATATGGCAGAAGATTTTTTTACCGAAGATATCGGTTATGAGCCATTGGTCAATTTTGATGATAGAAAAAATATCAAATTTGTAGTAAAAAATGGCTCTCCCAAATTAGTAAATGAAATAGATGCAATTCGACAATGGATTGTAAAATTTGCTACTACAGAACAAGGTGCCTATCCGATTTACGAAGGAACCGGGTTTGGAACCAGATTTAAAGAACTGTTTGGTCGAAAAAGAATAGGCTACGGTTTTGAAGAAGCAGAACTTGAACGTGATTATCGGGAGGGATTACCTCTATGTCCTGCAATATCTCAAATGACAGATTTTCAGACAACGAAGAATGGAAAAGTTTTGAATATCTATGTTCAAGTAGAGTTACAAGACGGTAGTTTGGTAGATGCATCTATTGAAGATGTATATGTTATTGGGGTCGTATAAAGAATAATTAGATAATGCGTAATTCGCAATTAGTAATTCATAATTAATATGTGGGCATTGCCCACGAATATATAATTCTCATTGAGCTTCGCTCAATATAAAAATTACGCATTATGCTCGCAGGAGCGGGAATTGCGTTTAGCAACTCATTCCGGCATTACGCATTACGAATTAAAAAAGGAGTAGAAATGGCATTAATAGACAATACGGATATAACAGCGGAAGAGATAGCAAAAGACGGATTAGACGCATTAGATAGCAAATATCAAAAAAGCGTTGGTTTTTTTGCTTGGGATTTTTTCGTAGCGATTGGGAAAATTCTATACAACGTATGGCAAAAAGTAATCTATATCGCAAAATGTTTAACAGATTTGAGCAATATGGACTATGACGATTTAGTGAACTTCGTATTTCAGACACGGGGTATCGTTGCAAAGACGGCGGCGGCATCAAGCGGGCAACTCAAAGTTGTAACAGGTTCAGGAACAATAAAAGCGGGTGATATATTCAGTACAGAAGCTGGTACACAATTTCAATCACTCCAAACGGTAAAGGTCGCAGAGGGTGATACCTTTGAAGTTGAATGCACGGAAGTTGGTACAGTCGGAAATGTTGCACAAGGTGCAATTACAGTTATTCCTACGACACTTCAAGGGATTGTGTCAGTTACAAATGAAGTTGAATTTACAAACGGGTATGATGCAGAAACAAAAGCGGCGTTGCTTGAACGGTATTACGAGGATATACAAACACCTATAGTATCTGGTAATATTTACCACTATAAAAAATGGGCAATGGAATGTACAGGAGTTGGAGCGGTCAAGGTTAAGCCGTTGTGGAACGGAGCAAACACAGTCAAGGTGGTTATACTTGATTCTAATTCCGAAATACCATCAGAGGATTTGGTGGAAACGGTGCAGGAATATATTGACCCAAAAGACAACTGGGGCTGCGGAGCGGGGCAAGCACCTATCGGGGCATATTGCACTGTTACGGCACCGGATGAATTAAAACTCGATATAAGTTTCAGTTTGAGCTTGTCAAGCGGGTATACGTTAGACGGTGTGAAGTCGGATATACAAACAGGGATAGAAACGTATTTAAAAAGCTGTGCATTGACTGCGGATTATATATCGTATCAAAAAATAGGTGCGATAATTCTGGGGGTTGACGGGGTTGTAGACTACGACAATTTAACAATCAATTCAGAAACTAAGAATGTGGCTATACAGGATGACGACACTACAACAGAGGTAGCGGTGCTGGGTGAGTTGACGGTTACAATTAATGCGTAATTAGATAATGCGTAATTCGTAATTAGTATCTGTCATTCCGAATTTATTTCGGAATCTATTTTTAAATTACGCATTGCACATTACGCATTACAAATTATAAAAAACGAAAGAAGGACAATGAAAAACCAAATATTAAAACTATTACATAAATTATACAGAAAGGACGAGTTTTTAAGCTCGTTTTTAGACGCCTTGTCTGTAGTGTTCAAGGATTTGACAACAGAGATTGAACGGCTGGAAAATTTGTTGCATTTTAACCGACTGGATGAGGCGGGCTGCAGCTGGTGGGAAAACTTGCTGGGGATAAAGACAACGTTTAGTACGTTATCAGACAGGCAGGCATACATACGGGCAAGGTGGAAAATGTCTGCACATAACAGTATTGAATTGATAAAGAATATTTGTTCAAGTTTTGAGAACGGAGCGGTTGAGGCGTCATTTACAGATGGCAAAATAGCACTTGAATTCGGCGAGGGAGCAAAGATAAGCGTTGCAATTAGCACTCTGCTGGATTTAATAGATGAAGTTAAGCCGGCACATATACAATATTTATTAAAATATATTTTAGAATTTGAAATGCAGGTATATTCGGGAGTTGGGATATTAGAGGTAATCACAAGCGGGTATGACTGCACGCTACCTTTACCCTCTACTATGACGTAGGAGAGGGAGCAACTGTTCACGAGTTGCGGCAGCAGGTGCTAAACTGCAAAGCAGTTAGCACAGTCTGCCTTAGTACGAGTGTTACAGTTGCGGGTGAGGTTAAAAACAAAAACAAGAAAGGATGAAAAACAAAAATGTCAATAATACAAGGGATGACAAATAACGGATTAAAACTACTACTTATGTCACAAGAAGGGGTAGAAATAGAATTTACAAAGTTAAAAGTCGGAGACGGATATATAACTAATGAAGAAGTATCTGAGTTAGAGGATTTAGTCAATGTAGTTGATGAGATAGGGATTGAGACGACAAATATATTAGAAGAAAACGGGCATATATCACTGGTTGTAAACGGCAAAATACAGCAGGTATCAAAAGATTTTTATTTCAGAGAATTAGGATTGTATGCAATACATCCTGATACAAAGCAAGAAGTTTTGTATGCGTATTTAAACAAGGGTGATGAAGCGGGGCTAATTCCTACAATATCAACACGGAACGCAGTGCAAGAAAACGTTTCTATGGTTGTTACTATAGGCAATGCAACAAATATTGTTGTAAATTACAAAGAAGGTAGTTCTACTTTGTTAAACAGCGGGCATAATATGTTTGATATAGTTATGAAAGACCATATCCTTGATGATGACGAAAAACAAGGAATGGCTGGATTTGGCGAATATGTTTACAAAAAGACGACTGATAAACATATCGGATATCCGGAGTTTTATAACATATGTTTGAAAGAATATAATAGTGCAACGGCTAAAACTATAGGGACGACAAAAAAATATACTCCCGTTGGAACGGTACAGGTAAGAGAGGATGAATTCAAAAACAACGTTGTATGGGGCGGGTTTAAGTTTGACAGCTATATCCGTGATATGGGTTCTTCCGTCACTTTCGATAAAGGTGATGAAATATGCGTAAAGATAAAAACATCTGATGTATTTGCAAGCAAAAAAGGTACACTGGGTTCAGAATGTATATTTTCAATGGATAATAACATTTCAAAATACGGTTTATTCCTTGGGATAGCACGTGCATCACAAAAATTAGTTTTAAGCGTATCATCAAACCAAACATCTTGGAATGTAGGGCGTGATGTAGCTGGTAAAACTGTATTAGAGCCAGCAACAGAATATGTTGTAAAATTAAAATGGGTTGGCGATACTTTAAAAGTATTTTTAAACGGTGTAGAAGAAATAAGCCTTAATTGTGTTGTAAGTAAGGTAACGTTTACAAGTCTGCCATATAGATATTTGCGGTATGGTACAAGTTTATCAACAATAAATGGGACATATTATTATAGGGACAGCAACAAAAACGAATTTCACACGAAACCATTCAGCGGTGAAATAATACTACTTGAAGATGGAAATTATAGCACATATTATAGCAAGCAAAAGGAAATTTATAATACAACAACCATCAAAACGGCAGCAAACGGTCATAGGTATTATGATGCAGCAAACAAAACCGCAATAGATACTATATATAAAGAAACCGGTATGGCGTGGATGTATGGTATTGATACGACAAACTGTTATGTTATCATACCGCGAAACGATTATTACTTCACAAACGGTAATTCCGCAAATGTCGGGAAAATGCAAAGAGCAGGACTTCCGAATATAACAGGACATATAGGCGGTATCGAAAGCGGCGACTTTGACAAAAAATATATAGATGGTGCATTATTTACGGGTGCTCATAACACCAACGGTAACAGCGGTAACAATAGTAACGATGCTGATATGTTGTATCTTGATGCGTCAAGAGTCAGTGCAGTTTATGGCAACAGTGATACTGTTCAAACGGATGCGGTAAAATTGATACCATATATGGTAGTCGGCAGAATATCAAGTTATGGTGTTGTCGGCGGCACTATTATATTAGATAAATTTATCAGTGAGGACAAATTAGAGTTAACGCTTGATAAATATGCAACGACAACTGAGCTTGCAACAAAACAAGACGCAGGAGATTACGCAACAAATACGGCGTTGACGGAAGGGCTTTGAATATAAAGATACATTTGCAAGCGTGGTTGAAGAAGTTAAAAAACTTAAATTTGATTGGATTTTCTCTATTGAAACAAATGACCAGTCGGATATTGCATCTTATGCAAAAGAAAATGAAGTATTTGGACTTGTATACGACCAAACCGCTGATTCTAAGTGGGTTGTAAGCGTAAATAACCCGTCAGCTGTTCTTGCAGACGGTGTTACAATCAACGATTCATCAACTATTTCCGGTATTGATTTACTCCCGATTTTAGCGGGGCTATGTGCGGGATGCCCGTATGATATGTCAGTCACCGGCTATACTTTATCGGAACTTGAATCTGTTGAGATACCGGAAGTGATAGAAAAAGGACAGTTGACCTTGTATAACGAAGAAGAAGGTGTCAGGGTAGCAAGTCCTGTAAATACGCTGACTACACTTAATACAAATGATACGGAAGATATGAAAGATATCTGCATTATGGAAGGAATTAAAAGATTTGATACAGATGTAAAATATTCGTTCAGAACAGGTTACAAGGGTAAATATAAAAATAAATATGATAATCAGCAATTATTCGTATCAGCTTGCAAAGGATATATTAAGGAATTAGTAAAAGCCGATATTCTTGATGATGAATATGATAACACTGTTAAGATTAACACAGACAGATTAAGAGAATTGTGGATTGCATCAGGCAAAGATGAAGATGAAATAGCTGCAATGACAGATTTGGAAATTTCAAAATTGACGTATAAAAAATTAATGGCATTGAAGTTTGATGTCAAATTCCTGAACGCAATTGAAAGTTGTGAAATTGAAGTCGAAATGTACTAGTAAAATGATTAAGCCAATAAGTGAAATGTGAATAATATTACCTCACCCCTACCCTCTCCTGATGCAACAGGAGAGGGAGGATCCGTACACGAGTTGCGGTAGCGGGTGCTAAACTACAAAGCAGTTAGCACTGTCTGCCTTAGTATGAGTGTTACGGATACGGGTGAGGTTTAAATAATATGAAAGGATAAAAAATGACAAATAATGTAAAAACACAAGATATTTTTAACGGAACCGATGGTGCGGTTTGGTTGTCAACAGATGAACAAGAAGTAAAAATCGGCAGTATGAAAAAATTTACACTGAAACAAACAAATGTTTATTCAGATGTGGATGAATCCGAAAGTTTTACAAAGAAAAGAAAACTTGTCGGGGTTGAATTGACAGGCGAACTGGTAAAATGGAAAGTTGATAATACGTTTGTAAAAATCTTTGAACAATACAAAAACGGAAATCAGCCTGATATCTCTATCATTGGTAAAGCATATAACAACAATACAAGCAA